CCACTACCCACATTAACAGTAATATACTTACCATCATCTTCACCCTCGCATACAAGTGCGCCTAGTCTATCACTATTGCGACCAGTACCTTGTTCAATAGAAACAACAGTGAGGTCAACAGTGATAGTTGGTTTCCACTTCATCCAAAATGTGTTACGTTTGCATTCGTAAGGACTTTGTACATCCTTAATCATAATGCCTTCATAGCCTAAGTTAACCATGTCTTTCGCATAACGATTAAGTTGGTCATGCCCTTCACTTAAATCAAGGTCTACTGAAAGACTGTCAAGCAATTCTACATTAGGCATCTGCTCAATGTATGGACGCATTTTGTCAAGTAATTCAATGCGTTTGTAAAGAGGTATGTTATACAAGCCTCTATTAAAATCTACGATTGGTAGTATATCAAAGATATGAAATACACTATCATCAGCCTGTACATTTTCTTTACGCCTTGCTTGACGCATTAATTCTTGAAAACTATTACCAACTACTTCACCATCAAGAATAAAACCATTGTGAAACTCACGTGGTAGCTTGAAATAATGCGCTACATTATCCTTAATCTGCTGCTCAATGTGACCAAAATTATCAAAGTGTTTACCGTTGCGACTAAAACTAGTTACATATATAGTATCAACATCCTGAATTTGAACCATCATAAGAACACGAACACCATCAAGCTTTGGCTCAAGGCGTTTGATGCCCTTCATCTCAGGACGACCTTCACTGTTAGTTGCAAGTTGACAACCAAAGATAGGAATCTCGTAATCAGTTTTCTTACAAATCTTATTTACCGTTTTATCACTGATGCCAGCACGTAGGTCTCTACCTAATACTGCCTTGCAGAAAGTATTCCATTCATTACTATCAAACCGTTCACTAATTTCTGCAACAGCATCACGTGCAGCATGACCAGTTAGTCTACGCTGGCTTAGTTGAATTAGTAGTTCATTAAAATCTTCCCAAGGATTTTCAGCATCTTCTATTCCAATTGTCTCAGGAATTTTCTTGATGCCAAATGTTACATATGGATTGTAACATGCTTTTGTAAAGCCCAAAAACATTTGTGCATTAATGCTGCCCAATGTAGCAGCCTCTAATGCCTGTTTAATAACATCTTCTTTGTGTAGGCGACTATCGCTCTCGTTTAATTTTTTAATCCAACTTGCTGACATAATTATCCTTTACCAACTTGAATTATAGAATACTTTTTGTCCTAGGAAAAGCCTAGACTTTGCCTCGTACACAAATTCAAGGTCTTGTGCTTTGTAATAATCATCACTATTACTACCAAAAAAGAACCCAGAAGTTGCAGGAAGATTACCATTCTTAATATCTTCTTCCAATTGTATGATATCGTCAAAGGTCAACTCAAGTTCAATACCGTTAAACATCATGTCAGGTTCGACCGGCTGCCGTTTCTTGATCCAAAGTTCTTCCATCCAACCATGCAGATTGGGATGTTTACGCCAATATGCTAGTTCAGTTGTAGGATCAACTGCGTTTTCATTACCACGCTCATACTTTTCCTCGTAGTATTCATTCTTTGAATTAGCCTTACTTGCTGCGTATGCGTATTGATCAAGTCCCATAATTTTTCTCCTTCATATACGAAATAAAACTAACCACTGCACTTTTTATAATTTTATAAATGATGTAAAAGGTTGTGGGTACCACAAAAATAAGTAGAAAGAAAAAGTATATCCATTGTTTTGTGGTACTCATATTTAATCCTTAGTGGCTTTTACTGCCTGCTCTTTAGTAACATTGACTGCCTTATCAAGTACCTTAGCAACGCCCGTGAATCCAATTGTCGCCACAATGATACCAAAGACAGTTCCAAGTACAAAGTTTTTCATTATACTACCTCCAACATGTTAGCAGGCACACGCCAGTTAGTAAACCCTGCATTTACAATTACATTTTTAGTCTTAATTGCAGCAACCTTACCTAGTACATATTGACCAGTGCGGCTGTTTACAAATTTAACATTACTACCAATTGTAAGACTACGGCGATTCTGTTTGGTCAATTGTTCGCGGGCAAACTTAATTGACATTGCAATTGAACTAAGTTGGTCGTTAGTAAACTGACCTGAAATAATTGCTTGATTAACTTCATTAATAGTAGGCATTATACATTCTCCAAATTTTGATAATTGTTTACGGCAGCATTAAATGCATCCAATGCTTCGTAGTATTCGGTTCCATGAAATTTCAAGTTCTTTTTATAAATACCTGTACCAATTTCTAATTCGTATGTGTACTCACCCATGCGCCACAGGATTACACGCTTGTCACGACCGTTAACACCATCTACGATAAATTGAATAGACATTTATTGCTCCTTATCAATCACAATACAGACATTATATACCCGAACGGATTTATTGTCAATATTCGGCAATAACTAAACCTGTTGCATTTATGTTAACAAAAAGTTTACCGTATGCCCAAGTATCTTCTGTACTGTCACGGTAAATAAACTTGTAACAAAAATCGCCACCGGTCGTTATACCCAAAAATGTACAGTCCATTGGACGCTCATATGCCGAATATCCTGCATTTTTTAGTGCAGTATCCAAATCTTTAGCTTTTAATGTTGACAGTTTAGAAACTTTTTCTGCTGTTATCATTTTAATAATCCTCTACAGTGTAAGAAACTTGGTAACCCTCCACCTCATACTCATTACCAATCCGTAGCAACATTTTATAAATTTCAGCAAAGCTTAATTCAGGATGTTTTTCTGACAAAACATCACTGGAAGTAATAGCAAAGTCACCGTTTGGTTTAGTTGCAGTAAGATTAACGAATAACATATTAAGCTCCTTGTGGGTAAAGTGCGCCATAAACATATTCATAAACCGCTGTGTCGGTTACTTCGCCGAAACCTTCTACATTTGACAACTCAACCAACATCTGGCGAACTTCACTGAATGACAGGTTATGCAGTTTTGCGGTTCTTACGATTGAACCAACAGCAAGATTACCTTCTTCAGTGAACATACCATAGTGAACTTGTTCAGTGATGAGTGCTTCGTTCATTTGCTGCTCCTTGTTATTGACTATACAGACATTATATGCCCAAATGGATTAATTGTCAACCAAAAGTTCGTCTATAATGTTGTCAATTTGATAACGAGGTTTGTACCCCAATGTTGCTAATTTGCTACTATCCATTGTCATAGTTTTAACTTGTACTATCTTATGGAAGTCTGCTTGGGGGATATAGTTTATTTTTGATGTGGATCCTGATTTTTCTATGGCATACTCAATAGCATCTATGAATTTTGTTGATGCATTGTTACCAATATTGTATATTGTGTTTAGTTGGCCTTTTTCTAGTACAAGGTTAATTGCTCTACAAACATCTTGTACATGGATATAATCTCTGTAAAAGTTGCCACCGTCGTAAAGGTCTATATCTTCACTTTTTAATATCTTACGTATAAGATATGTCAACGCATTCTTTTTGGTTGATACACCTTTGTCACCGGGCCCAACTACATTAGCAAAACGTAGGATACGATATTTGATTCCATAAGTCTCACAATATGAAATTAGTAATTGCTCTGCTGTGCGTTTGGTTATGCTATAAAACCCCTTTGGATTACAATAGCTATCTTCCTTATATGGACTTGGCACATCACCATATACGAACCAACTACTACAGAAATTAAACACAACATCCTTGCCCTTGCAATTTTCTAACACACGAATCAATGTAGTAAGATTGGTGTCAATGTCAAGGTAAGGATTGGTTTTTACATTATAATTATCTGTGGTGCTTATCATGTAAAGGATGTCATTTGTTTTGATAGTAAGGTCGTTTCTATCATTTACCACACAATCATACGTGTCAGAATAATGTGTGCCAATGAATCCTTTACCAAATAAGTTTACCATTTCTTAATAACCTCTTCTATGTAACTCAGTACTTTATCATTGTATAAAGGGCTGCATCCTAAAAAGAAAACATTGTCCAGTACTTTATTTGCATTTGGAAACTTTTTGTAATCAGCTAAATGTTTATAAGCAGGGTGCAATAATATATTGCCACCAAAGTAGTTTCTAGTTTGTATCTTATTGCTTTCAAAGTGTGCAACAAGCAATTCTTTTTCTCCTTGCTTTCTGCATACTATAGGAACACCGAACCAACTAGGATCGGCATTTTTAAAAACTTTTACAGGTACAATACCAATATGTTCTATTAGTTTCTGTTCTATAAACTCTTTATTATATCTACGTTTCTTACAGATTTCATCAACCTTTGTCATCTGCACACTACCCACTGCACCTTGCAAATCAAGAGGTTTTAAATTGTAGCCCATGTTACCATACACATACTTATGGTCAATGATACCGTCATAGTTCTCTAACCAATAATCAAATCGTTTACCACAAGTACCGCAACTTAATGTGTTGTTCGCACCTACACAATAACAGTCACGACCCCACCAACTTATACTACGTGCAAGGTCAATGAGGTGTTGATCATTACTACATACCATTCCACCTTCGCCTGTGCTTATGTGATGCGCAGGATAAAAACTACAGCTCCAACTGTAGTAGTAATCACTTAGATGTTTACCATTGTATAATGTACCTAAACTATCACAGTTATCACCGATGCAGAGCAATCCATTATCATCACATATTTGCTTTATCTTATCCATATCAGGTGGATTACCTAATACAGGACTAACTATGATTGCTTTTGTTTTCTTAGTAATGGCTGCTTCAATTAAGTTTACATCAAAATTTAATGTGTCAAATTCAATGTCAATAAATTTAGGAACAAGTTTATTTTGAACTATGGGAGCAATAGTAGTAGGAAAGCCAACTGGGCTAACAATAATTTCATCATTGTCGTTCCAGCGAAAGCGTTTCTTTAATGCTGCTATGTTAACTAAGTTTGCACTACTGCCTGAGTTAACCATGTGACAATACTTAACGTTAAATTTACTGCCAAACTCGTCTTGAAATTTTTCTACTTTTGAACCGCTCACTATCCAATCACCAGTAAGTACAGATTCTAGTATTGCGTTAATTTCATTATGATCCCAATATGGGCCACCATATAACACATTGTCTTTACTTGCGTCAAAGTTATCGTAATTTTTTATATACGGAGGTAAAAAACTTTTACTAATTTCTTTTAAATCTATGTTATGCATAATGTCTCCAAGGCACTGAAACTATATTGTAGTCCTTACCTAAATAATAATCTTTTTCAATATAGATAATGTTTAATATTCTTTCTGCTAAAAACGCTGGTACTCTATTATTGTTATAGCCGGGTGCATCTTTAATTGGTTCTTGTATATATGGCAAACTATATTTTGTGCCCTCGTAAATTTCAAGCACCATTTCAAACATGATAGAGCAAAGTTTATTGAATACTTTGTTTTGTGTAAAAAACATATTTGCAGGTGATAGAAAATTTATCGTTCTTAACTTATCTACAAGTGCTGCATCTAAATTAATTTTTCCTCTTTTTGCTGCTTCTTTTAAAATGAGTAAACCCATTTCTCCATGATTATAAACATATTGAGCATATGTATTGCTTTTGCCAAAGCTATATGGTTCGCTCACATAAATTGTTTTATCGTCATATTTTAATTGTTTTATAGCATTGTCATCATAAAATCTTCTATACTGATTAGTGCCTACAAATTCATGGTCAGTATTTTTCCAGACCCAGTACAAACCTGTAAGGTCACTGAAGTATTCGTTGAGGTGCGAAATATTGTCTCCAGTGTCATCAAATAAAAAGTTTTTGCTAAGTAGTTCTGCTTTATAGTCTAAGTCCAAATTTACAGAGCCACACATAATATTTTTTTGGTCAAATTGTGTATGTAAATTTTCGTGTTTGTTGTAGCAATTACAGTATAGGGTAAGGTTATTCATATGTAAATTATATATGAATGTTATGAGAATGTCAAAATAAAAATACCCGGCTTAGCCGGGTATTTCTACAAAAAATAAAAATTATTTTTTACTTGGATTAGTTGTTTGATTGACAAATGCATACATTTTTTCTGCATTTGCTAAAATTTGTTCTAGTCCAGGAAAAGTAGGCATTTCAACTTTGTTGATGATTTGACCCGTCTTTTCATCACGCTGGGCAGTAACTTCCCAACCTGAATACTTCATGTGAAAATCTTGCATTGCAAGATCCTTAGCCATTGCAAGAATGTCAGTACGGATTTCATATCCGTTTTTGTTGAATTTAACTTCTGGTAGTTTTGGTGTGAAATCGCTCATTATGTGTCTCCGTAAAATTTAAAATGTTCGTTTGAAAGTTTTCTTTCATATTCTAATGTATACGCCTCTACATCTGCAAGAGATTTGGGGTTTCTACTAATAATATAATTTTCTAACTTGGATCCGTAGTGATTAGATACCATAGCCGAAGCTACAGATTTTACCCAGTTTAAGCAAGGCATAATTAAGATGCCTTTGTTTTAGATGTAGCTGTATTCGGAAAATAAGTTTTGCACATAGAATCAACACTATGCTTTGCTATAGTGGTTGTATTTTCCGCAATCATTTTAGCAAATGCTGTTTGTGCATCTAAAAAATTGTGTGCAGCTTTATTTAAAACTGGATCCGTGATAACTTTATCAGTTAAATTAGATTTGGTGTGCTGAAGTGCGTCAATATAAAAATTTGCAGTGTAAAAATCTTTATATGAATTTTGGTCAAACATATTGAAATTAAACATAATTTTCTCCTCTGTAAGTGTGTTTAAATTGAGGTTTTTGCAGAACCTCGTAACTGTAAAACTATTTATCTAGTGTGTTACTTTTTGGCTTTCTTCTCAGCTTTCTTGGCTGGTTTTGCTGCTGCTTTGCTATGGTCTTTCTTTTTAGCCAGCATTAGATTGCCCTTCTTTACTGGTCCTGACGCTGGCGCCGCGTCTGCTGCAAATACTGGTGGCATAACTAATGCCAAACTTGTTGCAAGTATTATTAGATATTTCATCTTCCCCTCCCTGTTTTTCTCATTGTGTTTGCTCCACCAAACCCTTTGCTGGGTTTTGGAGCTTTGGTTTGTTGCTGATTATTAGGAAAGCTATTTGCCTTCTTTGCTGCGTTAGCCATGTTGATGAATGGATTCTTACTTTTCTTTTCTTCTGACATGATTCCTCCGTAATACTATTTACGCCTTATTTGAGTATTTCGTAAATATTCGTATATATCTCCATATAAACTAACCATCATAGCCACTTTGCTATCATAGATTTTAAGATATGGTTCTGTGGGTTTATGTCTGCCAATGAAGTAGGGACAGTTTACTTTTAAACTTAAGTCTAACATTAGATTTTGATAACTGTAGATTGGCTCTTTATCTGTGATTCTTTTAAGCCTAAATGGAAACTCAAAACTTTCTATATCTGCAGTTTTGAATGCTTTATCGCCGGTGTCACTTAATCGTAGACCACCTTCACTTCTAATATCAAGCCAAAAAGTTCGCATGGCTTTTTCTAAATCTATATCATTGTTTGGAATCTGCGCTAGAATAGCTTTGGTTATTCTACGTTTAATAGAATCTCTAGTCATCTGGATAAACCTTAGTTCCAGAATTCATAAACACAACACTAAACTTGTCTGTTTTAAATTGTTGGTTTAATTTCCTACACAAATTTCGTGCATGTCCTGGATTACTAAAACTTGTCTTTTTGTATTTTGGTACGCTTTCTGCGTCTAGGTAATGTTGGCTTTTGAGGTTGATAGGTTGCCCGTCGTAAAAGACT